GCGACCAAAGATTGATAGACAATCAAAATGTGACTGACAGACTGTATTTAATGGACACTTTACTCGATGATCCAGACTTTGAGACTGGCGCTATGACTGAAGCATTTTTGCCAATCAAATCATGGCTCGTAGAATTTGGAGGAAAGGATCAAGCGTATGTTGAAAATCTAGGCGCTCAACAGCTTTTTGATGCTCTAAGCTCTTATATTGTTCCTCGTATGAGAGCAGTCGGATCGGGTGCAACATCAGACTTTGAAGCAAATCTTTATCAAAAAGCAATCGCAAGTCTAGGTAAAACAAAAGAAGCAAACAGACTGATTGTTAAATTTATGTTAGCAACAACTGAGCGTGATCGAAAAATGCTCGAACTGCAAAAAAGATATGTTGCAGAACATGGCGAAATACTCGGATTTAATGCCGCTTTAAGAGATGAAAACTCAGGATATGTTGAAGCTGAATTGTTTAGAAAGTTTGATATGGAAACAAATGAAGATACAGGCGCAACAGACTTTCAGCAAGCAGTAGCAAACGGAGACATTAAAATAGGCGATCTTTATTACGACAGAAAAGCCAAGAAGATGAGAATTTATGGCTCTGAACCAATCTCAGATCCTTTTTAAATAGTCAATGAAATTTACAGAGCAAAATCCGCCAGCAGTAGGTAAAGAATACAATCTTGAATCAGGCGCCCTGATTTTCAGAGGTGGTGACTGGACAAAAAGAGAAAACTGGGCTGATCCCGAAACATGGTCAGCAACAGGCGCCAAAATAAGAGGTGCAATAACAGCAGAAGGTAGATACGATCCAGCATTGCCCGAAATAGCAACAGCTCCAGAGCTATACCCAGGAGGAAACATAGGTGTAGGACCAGGCATGAAAGGATCAGCGCCCTGGACCACATCTCTGGGTCTATTGACTTCTGGCGGTCATGGTCAAGATGCTGTAAACATAATCAAAAATAATCTTCCTGATGCAGAAATAAAACAAGACCAATACGGAAACACAACTGTCGCATTAGGTGGGAGAGATTATTATATAAACAAGCCAGGCTGGTCTACTCAAGACACAATGAGCGCTGTGTTTAAACTATTGAGCTTTCTCGGTATAGGAAAAAAACTTGGAGTTGGCAACAAGGGTGTTGGAATAGGTGGCAACATGGTAAGAGCTGGCGGAACAGGTGGAATATTAAGCGTTAGTGAAGATGTTGCTTCACAAGCATCAGGCGCTCAAAGAAGTGGCGCTTTATCATCTCTTGGAGTTACAGATACAGATTTGGGTATTGATATACCAAAAGCTGTTGGAACAGCCGCGCTCACAAGCGTCTTTCAGGGTGGCGCTGATGTATTATTCTCTGCGATTCCTTCTCTTGCTAACGCTTTAAGAAACACGCAAATCAGATTGGGAGCAACAGACGATTCTATGTTTGGCGCTGGTGGTGAGCTTACCGCACAAGGACAACAAATACTAAAACAATTGGGTGTTGAATGGAGCGCAATGACAAAAGAGTTTAAAGATCGACTCAGAAATCAATTTGTTTCAGGCGAGTTAAAGCCAGCATCTACAGAAGAAGCGATCGCATATTCTGAAGCACAATCTTTACCAGTTAAAGTTCCACAGACGAAAGGAACACTAACAGGAAACAAACAAGCACAAATTATTGAAGGCGAAGCAAGAAAAGGAGTCTACGGAGACGATGCAAGACAAATAATGAATCAAGCAAGAGCAGATCAAGAACAAGCAATTACAAGCAATATGTCTGAAATACAAAAAATTCTAGCTGGATCAGCGCCAACAATAAGTAGAGGCGAAGGCGGATCTTTAGCTCAAGCTGAACTGTCTGCGGCAAGACAAGTCGCAAAAACAGACGCAAACAAAGCGTTTACTACAGCAAGAGAGCTTTCAGAAGAATCAGGAACAGTGTTGCCATCAAACATCTTTAAAGGTTTCGGCGATGATGTAAAAACAGTAATAACAAAAGATCATGCGATTGATGATTTATTGCCTGTGCAGAACTTTATAAAGCGCTTTACAGAACTGGGCGCAAAAGACTCTAGTGTTTCAGTCAGAGGTTTGTTTGATTTAAGAAAGCAACTAAACTCAAAAATAAGAAGCGGAAAAGGAGACGAATCATCAGTTGCTTTGGGTAAAATGAAAACACAACTTGATAATAAAATAGACAGCTTGCTCGAAACAGCTCTATTGCAAGGAGACGACATTGTAATAAAAACATGGAGAGACGCAATCAAGGGATATAAAGACTACAAGCAAAAATGGGAGTCTGGAAACCTGATGGATCGATTAACAAAAATCAACCAACAATCAGGAAATAGAGAGCTTGTTGTTGCGCCTGAAAGTGCATCGAATTACATATTTAATAGCTCTAATTTGGGCTTTATTAATAAAGCAAATTTACAACGTGACTTGCTTAAAATGAAAGAAAATTTATCTCCAGATTCATGGAATGGGCTCAGACAAGAAATTTATCTAAAAATAATGAATCAAAGTAGAGGCGCACAAAGAGAAGGCTTGAGCGGTGCAAAATTACTGACAAATGTGAATAAAGTGTTGCAAGACAATAAACCGTTAATGAGCGCTCTGTATACACAAGAAGAGATCGCTTTGCTTCAGCAGTTTGCAAGAGTCGCAAACAGAACGCTCAATACGACACAGAATTTCTCTAATACTAGCGCGGCTAATATAAGCGCCTTACAAAACATGTGGACAAATGTCGTTGCTGTTCTAGGAATCAAAAATGCAAATAAATGGTTTGCGGCAATACCCGGATTGAAAGCTATTTCAACACGATTTAGAGCAAGTCAAGTAAAACAATCTGTTGATGCTACCCCAAATCCTGCGCCTACAACACTAGGTACAACACCGGGAAATATTGGATATCAACTAAATCAAAATTAAAAGTATCGTTTGAATCACTAGACCGCACAATGCAATTCGATATTGCATACGAAAATGCTCGACTTGTGCTGTTAATCTTTGACGCTCCTCTTGACTCACTGATATTCATGTATTTGGGGTTTCTAGGAATTTACAAATATTATATATTATTTTGCTTATAAGTATTAAAAAACCCACACCAAATGAATGATGTGGGTTTCTTGTTTTTGTTTTTACCAGTTACATATGTTAATTTTATGAAGTCTATCTTGCAAATCTTCCATGCACTCTAGTTCTTCCATTTCGTTTATGGCAAGAAAGGTTATATGATCTTCTAATACATCTCTTAATTCTAGTATTTGAGATTCTGTTAGTCGAAGAGTAAATTCTTCATTTTTATAGTTGCTCATATTTTTTCTCCTTTTTATTAAGATTAAAGTTTTGCTCGTTGTCATCTAGTTGTTAAAGATCGCTACTGTCACTGTTCTTGCTACTCTTATATTATAACATAGTTCTGTAAGTGCTTGATTTTACTATCTTTTTTGTAATTCCTAGTAATTCATAAACTCGAGTAATTGTGAATTATGGGTTATTTTGATGACATAGAAGCCCAATTCTTTAGAATGATTCTAAAAAATCTCTAATAGGTTAAGGCTTTCACTTTTGTTGCGAAACAACAAAAGGGGTTTTTAATGGTTATTTAAAATCATTCAATATATCGACAATTTTAAGATAACCCTGAATGTCATCTTGAGTGTCAGCTTTGTTTGAGTTGTTATACAATCGAACTGACTTGAACAGTAGCATCATAATCGCCGCCTTCTGAGGAGTGATTTCAACATCAAGCACTCCACTCCACACTTTCGATAACTGACGAAAAAATCTCATTGGGTGCCCATATTCTTGACCTTTCTTATGTATTAGCTCGTCAACTTGAAATTCATTTTCAATCATTACGAGTCCTCATTAAATAGATCTGCTTCTGCTTGTCTGCGTCTAATTAGTCCTTCAAGCTCTGTTAGCTCTCCGTTCACTATTGCTTTGTTCCAACGCTTCATTTGATAAGGCACTTCATCGTATTTACCTTCATTGAGTTTTCTCAAAAGAGTGCTGTCTTTAAAGTGCGTGGGCCCGATGTTATAAATCAGACTTACTAATGCTGAATGTTGATTAGAATTTAAAGGAACATTTACAAGATTATCAATGTAGCCTTCGTATTCACGCAACTCTTTATCAAGCATTGCAGTCGCAAACTGTTCAGTGATTGAATCATTTTCTTTTACGTCTTTTGTGCTTCCGTAGCCGATTGTTAAGACACCAGCTCGATCTTTGTAAGCGTCTGTTTTTAGACCTTCAAACTCTTTGATCAGATCAAGTCCTTTCATGTTGATTATTGGCATGTTTGTTCCTTTAAATATAAACAAAAGCAAAATTGTTTTTACAAACAAATTACTGCTCTATCGTTTTAGTCTCTGTGTCAATAACAGTCTCTTCGATAGGCTTTATATCAAGCTCGTCAAGCAATGCTTTAAAACGATCAGACATTGTTTCAATCGCAATGTTTGTTTTGCTTAATTGATACGATTGCTCGTTTGATTCGTTTTGCAGTTTCATCAAAATATTAAAATACTGAATTGCTTGCTCGTTTAGAGCTGAGACGTTGTATTGCTCATTGTCAAACGTGATTGTTTCAGTGTTTTCACTCATTTTAGTTCCTTTTTTTTAGTTGATTAGATTTAAAAGCTCATTCGACACAGCATCAGCGTTAGCTAAGTTTGTATCAATTGATCTCGTTAAATAGCGTTGCGTTGATTTAGCGTCTTTGTGACCGACTAGATCTTTCATTTCATCGAATGACACAGTGCGAGTATTGATGCCGAATGAGATGTATGTGTGTCTCAAATCATGTAGTCTCACGTCTTCGATGTTTGCTTCTTTTCTGACTGAATCCCACAAATGACGCGGGCTTTTAATACCGATAATTCTTGCTTTTTCATGCGTGCGTTTTAAAGCGTTTATGATCGACAATGTGTGATCGTTTAAATAGATTATTTTGTCTTGTCCTAGATGATCTGTCTTGTGCTGAGACAGTCTTATGACACGATCTTTAATGTCGCTGAAACGCATGTTTGCAATCTCTGAAACTCTTGCACCTGTGAAGATCAATAGCTTGATAAATGCAACGCTTTGATGATTGTTTTTATTCTTCGCTTTCTCGTTTAATACTTCAAAAACACGCTTCAGCTCATCGTTTGACAAAATACGATTACGCTCAACATCTTCGTGCTTTTTAATGCGACTGCAAGGATTCTTCTCTAATAGATCGCTTTCAATTGCGAAGTTAAACGCAGAACGCAGATATGTGATGACAGAGTTTGCAACGTAAGGCGCTCTCTTGCTGATCTTTCTCTTCAGCTCAACAATGTCTGCTTTCTCAATCGTGCTGATCTTTTTGTCTCCTAGCACGTTTTTGATGTTGTTGTTGTAAATCTGCTGAATCTTATCGTGTGACTTCTTCTTGTTGATGTCATCTAAATAGTCTGTGAATAACTGATGAAGAGTTATATCAACACGTTTAATCTCACGTCTTGATTTTTGTCTCTCAAGCAACGGATCATAATGTGCATCAACACTCATACGACTCTCTATATCGCTTGCAATGCGTCTCACAGTATCGATGTCAGTTCCTTGACTTGCTATCTTCATCAAATGTGCTTTGTTGTTTCTGTAGTAATACAGATAAAACGACTGCTCTTGATTACTCAGCGTTTTAATTTTAATTCTTTTGTTTTGTGTGTCAGATTTCATGATTTACCCTCTCTGTATTTATCATGTATAAAATCATAGTTTTTCCTGTAATAGCGGAATAGGTTTTTATAAGGCTTTTCATCGTGTCGCGCTCTTTCTAATATGTTTCTGTAATACATGCGACTCACAAATGCTTTAAAAGGCTCATTATCTCTACTGTTACACATCTTCGTTATAGAGAACTATTTGCCCGTTCTTCTCGTCTTTATCGACAAACTCACAGTGATTAAACAAATGCTGTAAGCGCTTGTCTATTGCGCCTAGACCGATGCTCATGTGCTTTGCAAGCTCAACACGCGTTGGTGTGTGTCCAGTCTTTTCAGCAAACACTTTGATTGCTTCATAAGTTTCAGTCATGTTCTTTTGTCTGTTGTATGCAACTTTGCCAACATATTTTTTAGTCAAGTCCATAATCTTCCTCTCTGATTGATAATGTTTTAGATCGAATTGTGTACGCTTCTTTAGCAGGAACAATCTTCTCTTTTTGTGCTTTATATGTACGACTTCCCCACGTTGCTCTGTGTGTGCCACATAATGCGTGTTTGTTTTCTTGCATGTGTTCTTTAATCACAGCTTCATGATCTTTGATTGATTGCTGAACGTTCTTGATTAGACTCTTCGCATGTAAGATCTCAGAAAAATGATGTTCAAGATCGTCTTCAAGCTCGATTGTTTCTTCAGCATCGTTCGGATATAAAATGTCGCAATCTTCAGAACTTTCAGGATCATAATAATCTTGCTCAACGATGCGTCTCTCAAAGTCAATCACAGCCGACTCGAATCTTTTGACCCAATCTTCGTTTCGCGTGTACACAAATATCTTTAAGAAAACACTTTGATAGAGTACGACAACAGCGCCCCATGTCATGTTTGCACACTCCATGTTTGCGAAGAGTTGATCTTTACCGCGCCATGCAGGAAGCACATCTTCAGGAAATGCACTCGTACACTTACACTCTAAGATGCCATCGCCTTTGAGTTGAACAATGTCACTGTCAGGCGTAAATATGCATTTGTCGTAATCAGTGCCTATCACGATTGTGTTATTGGCTCCAGCACTTGCAATCCCATCAGGACTACCTTGTATCGGTAATCGCTCATGTATTAGTGGCTCATCAATATTCAATCTGACATTATCGAGACCCATTCTGAGACACGCTTCATCAAGCACAGTGTTTTCAAGAACGTCACCCATTCTCATTATAGATGGCTGTTCATCTAGTCTTATGTTTTCACCATCTCGCGCTCTGATCTTCTCGTCAAGCAATTCAGTTCTTGACTTGTAAGGATTGTTACCAAGAAGCGCTGAGACACCGCTTGCAGAAGCACCGCCATCGTCTGTTACTTTACCGACCATTGGTTTGTCTCCATGTGATGTGCTTCGTGATCATCTTTTGAATGTCATAAGGCGACATCGTTACAGTGAACGTACCTTCAGGTGTTGTTATCGTAGCTGACGAATCTGAACGATCTGCAAAATACGAATAGATGCTGTCTTTTCTGACAGTTATGGTGTTTCCACCGACTTCATTCTTCTGATCTAAAAGTATGAAAGTGTGATATTCACGATCTCTGTATTGTTGTAGTGCTTGCATAATGCTCTCCTGTAGTAAAGAGCGATTGCAAGAATACGAATAACAGACGTGGATTTTCTATTGTATTAAGAAGAAGAAAAAGTTTTAAAGCTCTTATCTCTCTTAAAATAGGAAAATTAATATATATTATCCGCATATGTCTATATTTGTTCATATTCCCGCTTTCGCTGTATTTGTTGACTTTCATTGATTTTTCGCAATCAGAGTCGATTGCTGAAACTCGTTATTTGTAACATTACGATTATCAAACGCTGTTCTGCTTTCTTTTACCAATCGTTGATTCATTCGTTGTCGCTGTATTTGTTTTTTTCTTTGATCAAACGCTTCTCTATGAGCGTTTCGTGATTTGTGTTTGC